TGAAGGGCGTCCAGGTTGGCAAGCGTTCCACCGACATGATCGTGCTGCCCGCTGAGTTCTACGACATGAACACCTGGGATCTGGCTGGCTCCCCGGAGCGCACACGCCGCAATTGGCGAGGCGGAATCCACAAACGTTTGGAGCTGCTCGAAGAGCAGGCCGTGATCCACGCGACCGAGATATTCGACAGCGAACAAATCTTTGTAGATGCCGCTTGACCTGTTGGCCGACTGGCCGTAAATTAACCCCATCATGTCGATCTTGCGCGTTATGATAGACGACACAAATTCTGAGCCCCGCCACCGTGCGGGGCTTTTTCGTTTCTGGAGTATCGGATGGATCCTACTGACCTCGGCCCGGGCACAGCTACCTGGCTGGGCGGTAGCGCCACCGTCGTGCTTGGTGGCCTGCTCTGGCTTCGCAAGTTCCTCTCGAAGGACGCCACAGATCGCGCCATGGATAGCGCCGACATCGGCACATTGCGCCGGCTCAACGAGCTACTGAATCAAGAGCGCGCCGCGCGTAAAGAGGCCGAGGCCCGCGCTGATCAATTCGCGAAAGAGCGTAACGATCTCGCTGCAGCAGTGGGTCGCATGGAAGGGAAGATCGAAGCACTCACCAGCCAGGTCGGCCAGCTCACTGAGCGCGTCACCCTGCAGAGCGAAGAGATCACCCGCCTGCGCACTAAGCTTGGAGGTATCGCCTGATGGACAGATGCGCGTTGGAGTTCATCGCTCGACGGTGGTGGAGACGCACTGAGGTCTGGGCCATTGCCGTGCTGCTGGTTGGTGGTGGTGCTGTCCTCGGATACCAGGCCGCGTACTGGTCTCTTGCCGAGAAGCAGAGCAATCAGGTCACCGACATTCGCAAAGCCTATGACACCGCCATGGACGAACGTGACAAGCGACTTGAAGAACTGACCCGCAAGACTGGGACCGCTGCTGATAAGGCGTCCAGGGCAGCGACTACCGCAGCTCAGGCCGCCGACAAAGCAGATGAAGCCCTCAACCGAGCTGGGCAGTGAACTGGAGATAGTGATGGCTCAGATCAACGTGACACTGAAGACCACACTCCGCTGGTGGGTCTCGCCGCTGATGAGTTGCGCTGCGGTGTGGTACTGGCTCAGCGGTCGAGACAAGATCGCGCCGGGCTTTATTGACTGGGTTGTGAAGCGCGGCGTCAGGATCGAGGTGGAGTGATGGCTAGCACATCTGCCTGGCACCACCTCTACAAGACGAAGGAATGGTACCGGCTCAGATGGAGCCAGCTCCAGGCAGAGCCGCTGTGCCGTCGCTGCGCCTCGCAGGGCCGCGTGGTAGCCGCCAACATTGCTGACCACATCAAGCCACACCGTGGTGACGTGACGCTGTTCTTTGACGCGACGAACCTGCAAAGCCTCTGCAAGCTTTGCCATGACAGCGCGAAGCAGCGAGAGGAGAAGTCGGGCGTGGTGGTCGGGTGTGACGTCAATGGGCTGCCCATCGACCCGAACCACCACTGGAATCGTTCGAAGTCTCGGAAATGAGAATGGTTTTCACGATTCGCGCACCGTTTTGGTGTGGCACGCCACTGCCCCTAGGGGGAGGGTAAAAAGTTCGGATTTCCGCTGCATAGGACCGCCCTCGACCCTCTTTACGCAAAAAGCCAGAATTGGAGAGTTTTTTTTGAAGGGACGAACCCCCGCTCCTACGACCCAGAAAAAGGTCACTGGTACGTTGCGTACCAGTCGGGAAAACAAGCGGGAGCCGCAGCTCGCAGTCGCATCATACCAGTCGCCACCCTCAACGATGACGGCCGATGGACAGGCGGTGTGGAAAATATTCTGCCCGCTCGCCACGTCCATGGGTGTGCTGACTGAGGCCGATCTTCAAACCCTCGAGCGGTTGTGCGAAGTCGCCGCCGAGGTCCGCCGCTTGACCAAAGTTATTTCCGAAGAGGGCCATACCTATTCGACCGACGCCGGGCTGATAAAAGCGCATCCGGCAGTCGCGATGGCGGCTGACGCCGACCGCCGGTTGCTCTCTTATCTTACCCATTTCGGCATGACACCCGCCGCCCGATCCAAGGTCCAGGCCATTGGCGAACCTCCAAGCAAAGACCCGGAAGACGAGTTCTTCAATTGAGGTCAAGAAGGTTTCCTATGCGGTCGACCCAGTAACAGCCTGGGCTCAAGAGGTTTACTCCGGCAAAGTGTTGGCCGGTCCCGATATTCGAAACGCATGTGGTCGCCACCTGCGAGACCTGGCAGACGGGCCGAAGCGCGGGCTGACTTGGGATCTCGAAAAAGCCAACCGGGCTATCCGTTACTTCAAGACAGTGCTCAAGCTCAACGGCGGCGAGCACGAAGGTTTGCCGTTCGTTTTGTTGCCCTGGCAGGCGTTCATCGTCGGTTCAATCTTTGGCTGGCTGGCCCCCGATGGCTTCCGCCGGTTTCGGACCTGTTACATCGAGTCTGGGAAAGGCTCCGGCAAGTCGCCTCTGGCAGCTGGTATCGGTCTTTACTGCCTGACCTCCGACAACGAGCCGCGCGCCGAGGTGTATGCCGCCGCGACGAAGCGCGACCAGGCAATGATCCTGTTCCGCGATGCGGTGGCGATGGTTGATCAGTCACCAGCGCTGATGAAGAAAATCAAGAAGTCGGGCCGCGATGAGAAGGTCTGGAACCTGGCCTACCTGGCAACCGGTTCGTTCTTCCGTCCGATCAGTTCCGACGATGGGCAGTCTGGCCCGCGTCCTCACTGCGCACTGATTGACGAAGTTCACGAACACAAGAACAACAAGACCGTCGAGTTCATGCGGGCGGGCACCAAGGGCCGGCGCCAAGCGCTGATCCTGATGATCACCAACAGCGGTCACGACCGTAACTCGGTTTGCTACAGCTACCACCAGCTCGGCGTGAACGTCTGTGAGGCCGGCGCCAAGGGCGTGACAAAGCGACATCGCCACTTCAACGACGGTTTCTTCTCGTTTATCTGCTCTCTGGATAAGGGCGATGACCCGTTCAAGGATGAGAAATGCTGGGGCAAGGCGAACCCGTCGCTAGGCCACACGTTCCAGCCGAAGTATCTGCGCGAGCAGGTAACCGACGCGAAGGGTATGCCTGCTAAGGCGAGCACTGTTCGTCGCCTGAACTTCTGCCAGTGGGTGGATGCTGCAAACCCATGGGTCGATATCGACACCTGGTTGTCATGCTGCGCGAAGTTCGATCCCGAAAAACTGGCAGGTCAAGTCTGCTATGGGGGGCTCGATCTTTCGGGCAAGCGCGACCTGACGGCGCTAAATTTGTACTTCCCGGAACAGGGCAAGTCGATCGCTGAGTTCTGGACACCCAAGGACACGCTACTCGATCGCGCCGCAATCGACGGTGTTCCCTACGACGTCTGGCTTGAAAGCGGACACATTCACGCACCGCCTGGTAAGGCGATCAACTATGCGTTCGTGGCAAAACGTCTGGGCGAGCTGGCAGCCAAGTACGACATAAAGGCCCTGGCCTTTGACCCTTACCACATGAGCTATCTGGAAGTTGAGCTTGATGCGCAGGGCATTGAGTTGAACCTGGTACCGCATGGCCAGGGGTTCCGTCCGGCGCGCGAGTCGAATCTCTGGATGACTCATTCCATCGACTTGGTGGAAGACCTGATCACCACCGGCAAGATTCAGGTGCTGGAAAACCCTTGCCTGACTTGGAACGTGGCATCCGCCGTCATGGATGCGGACGCCCAGGAGAACAGAATATTTTCAAAGCGAAAACGAACTGGCCGGATCGACGGCGCGGTTGCCTTGGCCATGGCCGTAGGTGCAGCAGAGCAACGAACCGTCACGCAGAATCTTGACGACTTCCTTAATCGACCGATGAGCATGTAATGGCAGATACCGACTACAGCATTGACCTGCGCACCCGAAGCCCCTTCTGGGCGCGCATGGCGAGCTTCTTTGTCGGCGGTCGGTTGTCGACGCCGAACAAGGGATCTCAGACAGGGCCTGTTTCAGCTACCGGCGAAGTGGGCGACTCGGTGGTGACCGACGAGCGCTCGCTCCAGATCGCGACCGTGTTCGCTTGCGTGCGACTTATCTCGAGCGTGACAGCTTGCATGCCCTTGGACGTTTTCGAAACCAAGGGCGAGGACAGGGTAAAGGTCGGGCTGGATAACCCGCTCGCGCGACTGCTCAAGTATCGGCCTAACGATTTCATGACGGCTTTCGACTTCCGCGTCGCGATGACCATGCAGCTTTGCTACTACGGAAACGCCTACGCGTTGGTGGAGCGAAACAGCTCCGGCGATGTGATCAGCCTTGTTCCGCTGATGTCGGTCAACATGGATGTTCGCCTGGAGGGCAAGCGGATCATTTACCGATATCGCCGCGACACCGAGTACGCCGATTTCAAGCAGAGCGATATTTTTCACCTGAAGGGTTTTGGTTTCAATGGACTGGTCGGGCTATCCCCGATCGCTTTCGCTGCCAAGACGGCAGGTGTCGCTGTTGCCATGGAAGATCAGCAACGCGACTTCTATGCCAACGGTGCGAAGTCACCACAACTGCTGATGACGGGCGAAGGGAAGCTGCTCACCACCGAGCAGCGCAACCAGGTGGAGGCCAACTTCAAAGAGATATCCGGCGGCCCGGTAAAGAAACGACTGTGGATATTGGAAGGCGGGTTTACCACCCAGGCCATCGGAGTGAGCCCGCAGGACGCTGAGACGATGGCTGCTCGAAAGTTTCAGGTGAGCGAGCTGGCTCGGTTCTTTGGCGTCCCGCCTCACCTTGTGGGTGATGTTGAAAAGTCAACCAGCTGGGGCTCCGGCATTGAGCAGCAGAACCTGGGGTTTCTCCAGTACGCGCTCGATCCTTACCTTGAAATATGGGAGGGCTGCATTCTCCGCTGGCTCGTCAAGCCAAAAGACCTTGGCGTGTTCCACGCTGAGCACAACCGAGACGGCTTGTTAAGCGGCGACTCGACGGCGCGGGCGAACTACTTGAAAACCCTTATCGATACGGGGCTGCTGACACCGAACGAAGGCAGGCGGGTTAATAACCGGCCCAAGCTGCCAGGCGGCGATGTTGCCACACGCCAGTCGCAGAACGTGCCGCTTGATCAACTTGGCAAAACGAACCCCGCCCCTAGCGGGGTTTAGTTTTTCTGGAGCTACCCAATGTCAAATATCCAAAAGACCCTGGCCTTTACCGACACCGAAATCAAATTCTCCTCGGATGGCAAAGCTGGGGTTTTCGAGGGTTACGCCAGTGTCTTTGATGTCATCGACTCGGACGGCGACATCATCCTGCCGGGCGCTTACAAGAAGGCCCTGGCCGAACAAAGCCGAAAGGTCGGGATGTTCTTCAACCATCAAACGTGGGAAATGCCCGTCGGCAAGTGGCAGACACTGGAAGAGGACAGCAAAGGGCTGATCGTCATTGGTGAGCTTACGCCCGGTATGTCCGCTTCCAACGACCTGCGCGCCGCCATGGAACACAAGACGGTCGAAGGTATGTCTGTGGGCTTCACGGTCACGAAAGACGACTACAGCATCATCGACACCGGTCGGGCGTTCAAGAACGTGCAAGCGCTTCGCGAGATCAGCATCTGCACCTTCCCTGCCAATGAACAAGCAACCATCGATTCCATGAAAAGCATGGAGTCGATCACCACCATTCGCGACGTAGAGCACTGGCTGAGGGATTCGGCCGGTCTATCGAAGTCGCAAGCGCTGGGCTTTATCGCCCGGTTTAAGTCCGCAGTTCGGAGCGATTCCGAAGGTGGCGAAATCACCGCGCTCCTGGAGCGCATCAAGTCCTTCCCATCTGTAGGAAATTGAACCATGTCCGAATTGGCCCAAATTCAAAAGGCTATCGAAACCGCGCAAACCAACATGACCGCGCTGTTCGATGAGCAGAAGAAAGAGATCTCCGCTACCGGCGAGATCAGCAAGAAGCTGCAGGGTGACCTGCAAACTGTGCAGGACGAACTGAAGTCTGCCGGTACCCGCCTGTTCGATCTTGAATCGAAACTCGCTGGCGGCGCCCTGGACAACCCCGAAACCAAGAAGTCTTTTGCTGAACGCGCAGCCGAAGACCTGAAAAAAGGCTGGAATGGTTCCACTTCGGGCAAGGTCGACGTGAAGAGCTTCAGCAAGGCTCTGGGCGCCGGTGCAGCCTCTGCGGGCGCGCTGGTCCAGCCGCAGCAGAACGCCGGCATCCTGATGCCAGGGCTGCGCCGCCTGACCATCCGGGATCTGCTGGCGCAAGGTCGCACCACCTCCAATGCCATCGAGTACGTGCGCGAGAACGTGTTCACCAACAGCGCGGCACCGGTGGCTGAAGGCGCGCTCAAGCCTGAGTCGCAGCTGACCTTCACGAAGGAAACCGCCAACGTCAAAACCATCGCTCACTGGATTCAGGCCTCGCGCCAGATCATGGACGATGCCCCGATGCTGGAATCCTACGTGAACGGCCGCTTGCTCTTCGGCCTGGACCTTGTTGAAGAAGGTCAGTTGCTCAACGGCGACGGCACCGGCGACAACCTGATCGGCTTGAATAAGGTGGCCAGCGCCTACGACGTTGCACTCAACGCCACGGGTGACACCCGCGCTGACCAGATCGCTCATGCCATCTTCCAGACGAGCGAGTCGGAGTTCGAGGCTTCTGGCCTGATCCTCAACCCGCGCGACTGGCACGCGATCGCGCTGTTGAAAGACGCTGATGGTCGCTACATCTTCGGTGGCCCCGCTGCATTCGCCGCCAAGGTTATGTGGGGCCTGCCGGTGGTGGCCACCAAGGCTCAGGCGCAGGGCACGTTCACTGTTGGCGGTTTCGACCTGGCCTCGCAGATTTGGGATCGCATGGATGCGACCATCGAGATCAGCAACCAGGATCGCGACAACTTCGTGAAGAACATGCTGACCATCCTCTGTGAAGAGCGCCTGGCGGTGACTCACTACCGTCCGACCGCAATCATCAAAGGCACTTTCACTCCAGCTGAATAAACATAGGTCCGGGGCAGGCAACTGCCCCGATATCGACATGAAGACTATTCGCGCGTTGCGGCAGTTCTCCCATTATCACGCCGGACACTTCGATCAATTCGAGGAGCGCCCGGTGACTGATGAGATCGCCGAGGCCTTAATCGGCATGGACTTGGCTGAGGAAGTCGAAGCGGCTCCCGCGCCTAAGGAAAAGCCAGTGACAGTCAAGAAAGGGAAGGCAACCTAAATGATCGACCTGGCGCGCGTGAAGTTGCACCTCCGTGTCGACGGTGATGCCGAGGACGCGATCATTGCCGGTTACTTCGAGGCAGCCAAGTCCCACGTCGCCATGCACTGTGACCGAGAGTTGGTGGAAACCGAGCCGACAGGACCAGAGCAGATGGGTTTAACCCCGGATGTCGAACAGGCGGTGCTGCTGCTCGTGGGTCACTGGTACGCCAACCGAGAAGCGGTGGTGACCGGGACAATCTCAACTGTCGTGCCGCTGGCCGTTGATCGACTTCTCTGGTACAGGAAGCGCTTCTGATGAGAGCAGGCCCAATGCGTCACCGGTGCACGATGTTCAAGCCGGTGCTGACCAAGAACAAGACAGGTGGGCAGGATGTCACCTGGGCTGAAATTGGCAAACTTTGGTCGGAAATCACGATGCCGACGGGCCGGGTTTCACCCGTTGCTGAGCAACTGAAGGTCTTGGTCACTGCCGAGATCCGCATCCGCCCCCGGGCCGACGCTGTCGCCGGCAATCGCCTTGTGCACACGGTGAACGGAATCACCACCACCTATCTGATCGGCGCGGCGCTGATCGACAACGAGAACACCATGCTTCGGCTGCTGTGTTCAAACGTACCCAATCCATAGAGGTGAAGCATGAAAGTTATTGCCCTGGGCACCCTGTCCGGCGCTACCGGCGACCGGGAGAAGGGTGAAGAATTTACCGTCGACGCCAAGCTTGGCGCTGACCTGGTCGGGCGTGGCCTGGTAAAGGCTGCACCTGAAACCGCGCCTGTCGCTGAAAAAGCCTCAAAGGCCAAGGAGTAGGCCATGGCCGCCCGCCGATCCCGCATGTCGGGCGACTTCAAGTTGCGCCGGACGCTGCGAAACATCCACAAGACCATGGATAACGAGCTGGTCGGCGTGATGCAGGAGAGCGCTGACAAGATCCTGGCCACGATGCGGCAACTTATCCCCAAGGACACTGGCGCCGCGTCGGCTGCACTGAGGGTGTTTGTGTCGAAGAGCGGCCTCAATGCCGAGATCGGCATCCGGGGCAAGCGCGACACCCAGCGCTTCTTCTACCTCCGCTTCCTCGAGTACGGCACCAAGGGCTACAGCGGCACCCTTTACCGCCGGGCTGACAGTAACGCGGTGGGCGGCCAGCACACCAACAACCGGGACAAGTCGAAGCTGTCCGGGCGGCGCAATGCGTTGCGGGCCCGGAACACGAAGAACAAGTCGGACGGCTCGACCTTTTACGGCAAGTACCCGGATATCCCGGCTCGGCCTGCTCACCCTTGGTTGCGGCCTTCGAAGGACGTGAATCGGGAATTCGTCCTGGCCAATATCCGCGCCGCAGTGGCCAGCGCCTTGCGCAAAGCCAGTATGGGAGCAAGCGATGCCTGATCCATCCGTAGCATTGCAGGAGGCGATGTTTGCCAGGCTGGAGGCCGAAGTGTCATGCCCGGTCTATGACGGTGCGCCGATGGATTCGGACATGCCCTACGTCTCGTTTGATCGGGAGATTTCCACCAACATCTCGCCCATTGCCGGCAGGAAGCGTCAGCAGCGCCTGATCTACCTGTCGGTCTGGTCGGACGCTCATGGCCAGGCCGAGGTGAAGCGCATCCTCGGTGAGGTTGTGGCGGCGCTGGATGAACGCCGGTTGCCGCTGGAAGTTGGCCGCGCAGTGTCGGTCCGGGTCGAGCAAGCCGACGCACAGCGCGATGCTGACGGCGTCACGTACCAGGGATCGCTCACGGTCCGCATCATCACCACCCACTAAACCCAACACCCGGCCGCACCGCGGCTTTATCCAATGTGCCTTTGGAGGAACCCCCATGG